GGTTCGCCTGGCGGGAGAAGTCGCCTTTACCGGTTTAGCTTCTTCAGATCCTTTTCTGCACTGCCCCGCTGTTCCGTACGCTTCACCGGACGGTTTCACGCAGCGAGTGAATTCGTACGAATCAAGTAAAGTGTTCACAGCTTCTTCAATGAATGGGTATTTGTTCCCGTAATTTTCAGAGAAGGAGAAACCTTCGGATGCTAACGCATCCGCTTCATTGCGGAATTCTAAAGCTTCGCCTAAGTTACCTTTCAGTGCTTCTGAGAGGGCTTCGAGGTAACAGTGGTCGAGTTTGTTCATGGTCGACATTGTGAAAATTTCAGGGAGTGTTTTCACCCTTATCTTTTTATTTTACCCTTTGCGGACCAGGTCTAGGTAGTCAACGCAGCAAGTAATCTTTTGGGTCGTTTGACACGGGAGAGAGATTCTCGGACACCCAAAACGAGTAGATATCCTTGTGAGCTCGCACCGAGTACCCTTGGGCGGGGGAGTAGAGACAATTTACAAGGAATTGAAAGGCCAGTCGAAGGGGCCACTCGTCTCTCCAATTGACTTCCCAATTGTCTATCGTGAGCAACTTACCGCTCACTGTGTAGTCTACTCGGGATACTATGCTCCCTCCCCTTAAACCTGGTGAGGGGTAATCGAAAGTTTGAGCAACGGACTCGTAGGGCCCCCCATCATACTTTCCTAGGACATACCGCAGCTCACTTGCCCCGTCCTGAAAGTACAAGAAGTCCTGAAAGATAAATTCCCCTTGGCGATAGACCGATGGGCGACGTACTGCCATTAGACTCTCACCAGTGCGTGGAAAGTTCCGTTCCTAGCGACAATAACCCGGTCTCGGTACTCTTTTCCGTCCACAATGAGCCGATCCGTGTTGGTTATTGCTTCGACTCTCAGGTCCTGTTCGCAAGTCACCGGCTCAAGAAAAGTTGTGGGCACCGCAACAAAGAATCTTTTCTGGCTCAAAAAACTCTTTCCAATCGAAAAGGAAACGTGCGCATTCACGGAGTTAGCAGCGTAAATTGAGTCGTATACACAGAGGTTCTCAACTACTCCGAGAGATTTGTAGAACACTGGTGCCAATGGGTTTGTAGCACTCTGGCCGAACCCCGGAGAGTTGACAAAGCCTGGGTCGTAATCCTCGGTGAACGTCATTTGAAGGGGTTGGGTAAGGAAGGTAGCTTAGAGAAAACAGTTTTTATTGTTGCCGCAGGGTTCTGAAGCGTCGAGATGACAAACTTGGTGGCACCCGGAACATAGGAAGGCAGCGACTTCTCTGCCGCATTTTTCACAAAGTCGGTGGGGTCTGCTATGACTTTTCTAAGAACTTCTGAGAAGTTTAGAACTTTTTGTGCTTGCTGAATCGCTGTCTTCGTAAAATTCGACCCTGGGACACTCTCGACTGCGGCGAGAATGTCAGGGTTGTAGGTGGTTATGAACGACCCGGTAATATTATCGATAAACCCAGAATTTCGTGCAAAGCTAAGGGCAGTGTCTTGGCTGAACAAAGGCCCTTCCACAAACTTGAAAGCTTGTATCGTGCTCATCGGGGGCGGTGCCCACGCTGCAGCAGACCCCCAAGGATTACCGGCAGGGGCAGTAGAGTACCCGGTTCGCCCCTCTTTTTTCATTTCCTGATGACTTGTAACAAAAACGTGGTCGTATGTTGCAGCCATTTGTCCAGGGCTGAGACGATTTCCAGCAGAGTCAACCTGCGATGTAACATCGTTTCCGCCTGCGTGCCCGTGCGCCAAATCTGCGTGCCTTACCCATATGTACTGTCCGTCTCTCTTCAGACAAATACACACCCAATCTGAGTTCATTGGACCATTTTCTTCAACAACAGTGCAGCCGTGGTTCTCCTTGCACGCCGGGGGCAGACCGCCAGCTTCGTATATCGGCAGCCGAGTCATTGTGCTGTTGCTCGGAATCTGTAGAGCTTGCTGAGAGCCGTCGGTCAAATTCTGAGGGTCGTACAGCACGTCTTGCAAAACTGCATAGTGGTACTCCCCGTTGCTCAAAGAAATATTCACTCTCTTTCCTTCGAGTGTCTTCGGCTGCTTTCCCTTAAATGCTGGGGAAACATCGAGCCAGTGTGACAAGTTGCTTGACTCTCCTGGCCTTGGTAAAGAAAATTCCCCTGCACCTTCGACTGACGGAATATCCTGAGGGTTCATGGCGTCGAACAGCACCTTGACTCTTCCCAAGTCTTCAGGGTCCTCAACACTAATTATCGTTCCACGAACAGTTCCCCTGGGTGACCCGGCGTACCTCGCGTTGGCTTCGATGGCTTTCGCCATCTCGGCCTGTTGTCGAATCCATGGAATGTTTCTCAGGCTTTGGGCCATAGTTTACCGTATCTTGAGGGAAAACTTCGGAGTGTTTTTTGACGGTAGTCGCTTAGCGAGTGCGGGTGGTCGTGGTGCCACCGTTGCTTCTTTTACCGGGGGCTCCTCAGAGCTTGCTTCAGGGTGGTCCTCCTGAGGGATTTCCTGGTGAGGCTCCAGGTGAGACTCGCCTAGTTCCTCGATAGGGTGTTCAGGTGCAGTTGTCACAGTGGTTGTCTCCTCGGTGTTATCTGGGGGAACTGTTTCTGTGTCGGGGGTACTTTTTCTTCGTGTGGTCATTTCAGTAAGGTAGCTAAGAGTTTTTACCCGTCAAGTCTCAAAGTCGAAAACGCCTTCTTCTGACGCAGACAGATCGGCTGCAAATAGTGAGTACCCCACTTTGTAGTGATTCGCGTCGACAGTTGAGGATGCACTCCCGTCTTTGCAAATTGGCGGGTACTTATAGATGCTCGCGTCCCACACTGGTGCTGGAACGACTTCGAGTGTTTCTTCCTTGAGATCATTGACGAGGAATCCACGTAAGTTCTCAGAGGAAGGCGAGCGTAAGTACTCCCCATCCCAGTCACCGTAAGTCTCCCCAGGTAAGGAAGTGTTTGCTGTGCGACTGTGAAGAAGGTCGTAGCTCACAAGCTCGGCCTCGTCAAAGTCATCGTAGGGAGTGTCAAAACCAGGGGCAATATCCGAATTGTCGTAGTCGTCCGACGTCCCTTGACCGTACAAAATATCTGAGAACAGGTAAGGTTCCGAGTACAAAAACGGCAGCAACCCCCTCTCACCACCGTACAAAACTACTTGTTCGTACACGAGCGGCTCCGACTGTTCCAGGGGGCACGACATTTTCTCGGGGTTGGGGGAAGAACCCCAGTACCCGAAATTCTGACAGACTAGGTTTACTTTCTGCCAGGTTTTTTCGTCTCTCCCGTACGCAGGGGGGAGGCGCACAAAGTACCGCTCCCAGTTCGGGTCACTAGGTCCGTGGTTTGTGTCGGCCCGAAGAGAGTTAGGGCTCCGAAGAAGCTCAAGTTCGCTTGGAGAGCTAATTACCTGCAAAGCTTCACTTTTCCATGGCCTTAAGAGGGTCCCGCTATCTGCCACATTTGGAGACATATAGTGAGTGCGGCCACTGAGTACGAGGTTGGATATTTTGCAGTTGAAATTGGATGCTAGAGAGTCAGATATGCTTATTACGGGCTCTCCCACAGAACCTGTGTAAACAAAGCGAAAAGTTTGAGATGGTGTGTCAATTTCATACAGAAACTGGAAGCTGTCGGAGACGTGAGAAACTCCTTCAAAAACTCTAACTCCGTCACAGTAAATTACAGCGGCACCAAAGTCCCCAAAGTCTGGAATTGGCCCCTCGCTCGCACTTTCTATGTAAGCCAAGACATCGTAAAAACTTACGTACTTGTCAACATCGCTCGTATGGACAGAGACCTTTTCGTTAAACCCGTGGATACCTAGGGCATCAAAAACAAAGTTAAAGGGCAACCTTCCACCTTTGTTCGACCATACTCCGTAAAAGTTATCGATCTTTTCTGGAGTGGCCCAGTCAGAAGGGTTTGACCAAGGGGATACCCTCACTCGCAAGGTGGAACTTTCGTACGTTAGCTCCCCTTCGAGACCGAACCCGTTAGAGGAAAGATCTGAGGGAATATCAAGGTACCAACTCTCCCTCGAAAAGTCGTAGGTCGGGTCAATTGATACTAACGATGCGGTGAAAGTTACAGGGAGACTAAAAAAGTACCGTGCACCTGCTACAAATGTGTTAAACTTGTAAGGTATCGTCCTCGCGGTGTCATGCTTCGGGAATAGGACAAGGTTGGAACCTTGGACTTCGCAGAGGAAGGAGGCGTCGGCGGTCGAACCCGGTTCGGGGCGAAAGAACGGGCTGGGCAGAGCGCCAGGAGCCATCACCTTGAGCTGCTTATTTTCCGAAAGGTCAGTGAAGAACTGCTCACCCAAACCTTCGAAAGTTAGGGCATAATTGGCCCCATCTTGAGACACATCATCCAACAGGTACGAAAAGTCTCCTAAGTAAAAGGTCTGACCAACTTGTATCCGTGGGTCTGCCTTTATAATTACTGTGCCGTTCCAGTTGCGAACTTCGACAACTTCTGGGTGAATGTACCCGTTGTACACACCAAAGGACCCCGCTAACAGGTTTCGCTTTTGGGTTACTGTTGAGGCAAGGTTGGCCCAGTAGTCCGGACCGCTCCAACCTGATAGCTGCGCGAGCCAGTCAAGCTGGTCGTTTACACGGCTCTCAGTTAGAGCCACTGAGTTGAGTTGCTCGGCAGTTAGATATAGGTTTGTGGTTCCGTAGTCCTCAAAGTCACTAATACTGAACGAGGGGTTTAAGTCGGTCATTTCACTCCTTCACTGCTACAAGATTGTTCTGCAAAGTGGCGTACTCATGTCTCATGCAGTTTTGCGGGCTCATCCACACAGAAGAGTACCCTTTCACCTGTGAGAACAGGTTGATAAGATTTGTATCCAGGGCACGTGTAAGCCAATCAGCCAGGGGCTGGTGGTCTGTGTGAACCACCTCTCTCAGGTCTGTGATCTTTTCAACACGGTAAGCCCCGTCAATACTCACGTAGGCCAGTTTGCACAGAGTAACCGGTACTTCCTTTCCTGTGCTGTTCCTAACGGTTTTTGGTACGCTGTTTTCAGGATAAGCAACTAGGTTGATAACGGAGGTTGCTGCTGCTGGCTTTCTAAGCAAGGACAGGGTACCACTCACAAGCACCCGATTGATCGCCACTTTGGTATCCGTCCATACTACTTTCCACCCACGGTTGTACGAGGGTTCAGGAATTGAAAACTTGAAGTACTGCCCGTTAGCGTCGGAAGCAACATTGGAAGCACCTTGTAAGATCCATACCGGATCTGAGCAGTAGGGGTCGTCGTCGTTTTCGGGAGGGCTGGACGACACATAAAGCGACGCTGAGCCTGTTACAGAGGAGCCATCGGGGCACCGTAGTTCAATTTCGGTGTAAGAGGCGGGATGCGGGCTTTGCCACGACAAGTACGCTTGTCCAGTGTAAGACGGAAACACACCGTCGAAGTTTCTCCACTCTTGAGACTCAAGGTCTGTGAAAGCGAAAGCGGGGTTGTATCTCCACCCTGACACAGTGTCTGTGCTACCCCCCACTCTTAAATCGTACCCGGACAAGGAAAATTTATTGACAGAGTACTCAGCGACAAAGGGTGAGTCGTCGTAGTAAAGTTGGTAGGCCAGCAGGTACTTTGTGCTTATCATTCCCATTTCTTCCAAGCTTATGATCACAGGGTCAACTGTTAAGCTCCCATACTTCCAAACTACAACTCCGGACTGAACTGTCAAGAATTTGTTTTCTCCGGAAGACTGAACCTGAAGTGACCCGGTCCCTGAGCGACCGCCCCCCACGGGAATGTAAGTATGGGCGAATTCGTCATCGAGTCCAAAGTCCAATTTGTAGAGTTGTGAGGCCGACGGCAAACGTGCGTAGATGGGCCTCCCGTTTTCAACCCACTCAGTTGGGTGAGGGTTGAGCTTAAGCGCATCCACGTATTGGGAGGAAAGATTCACTCCTTGCTCGAAAGTAGAAGATGTTTCAATTTGCGCAGTCCCCCCGTTCAATGCGACCAGATTCTGACTCATAGCGCTAACGTCCCCTCTCCGTAGTTCGGCGGGCTAAGTGCAAAAGTTGTTCCCGTGTACCAGGATAAGTCGGGAATTTGACTCAAGGTTGAGGTGTTTTCCCACACGTATGTTAAACTTGGTGACGAGCTAAAGTTCCTTCCGGAGTTCCGAGGAACAACAGTTATTTGGCAGGATCCAAGCTTAATCGAAGATGTTTCCACACCGTACTGGGACAGCACCGGCTCTTCACAGCGATAGGAAACTACGTACCGTAGTAAGTTGCCCGCGTACTCTTCGTACCTTGCAGTGTTGTCGGCGGGTAAGCCGGACCAGTTCGTTACTGTTTTCTGGGGTGTGAATGACTTCATGACTCTGTAATAGTTCCGACCGTCTTCACTCAAGATCGTGTCTTCCGTGGCGTTCAGGTATGCGGGGTTGAAGTAAGGAATGTAGTCGTCTACGGGGGGAAGGGATGGGCCGAATTCCTCAGACTTTACGAACACGCCGTTATTCAGATATATGCTAAAGTCAAATAGGGGGGTGACTGCGGAGGTGGCGGTGTAGGATTTCACATCGGAACCTTCTCGAAAGAACGTGCGATCACCCTGAAAAAAGGTGAACATTCTGTCAAATTTTCGCAGGAGTGTGTTGTTCGTTAGCTCGGAAGCTAATTGAGTCTGAAGTGCAGGGTTAGGGGCAAGGTTATAAACCAACCCTTCGTTAAGCAAATCTTGTATGTTGGTGCTACTCGGAGTGAAGTGCGAAGTCGCAACGTAGTACGTGGCTGGAGAAGACGAAGTTTCCTTGTACAACAGGTACTGTCCTGGCTTGAACCGAGCTTTGTACTTGTACAAAGGTAAGCCACCATTCCCGTTGAACACGATGGTCTCAGATAGGATTCCCGAATCAACAAGATTACTAAAGTATTCCTTAACGGATAGCTGATTTGGTCTATAGGTGAAACCAGCATTTACACGGGCGTACTTCACAATTGCGCCCTTTGTTAAGTCTACGTAGTTGTAGTGAGGGTCAACAACGGGATTGGGCCCTCCTCCTACTTGGGGAGTAGAAACCCACGTTCCTTGAGCATAGGACAACCCCGCAGTAAGCTGAGCAGGAACCACCGGCAGCCCAACTAAAAACTCTGCCTGAGCACCAGTAATATCGTTGGTGGACGGGTTGAGTGTAAAGTTTTTTGAAACTAGCCAGGCAAATCCTCCTGCACGGCTATTTAAGGGTACTGCAGAGGGACTTTGAGGAATGAAATCTCCTGATAAGTAGTCATATTCCACAATTTCAGGGTTTATTGTACCACCAGAGGAATACGTGAAAGAGTTTCCAATTTCCCACGGTGAAAAGGTTTTCACTGCGGAGATTTTCCCGTTCAGGATGTATGAAGAAACGGCGGAAGAAGAACCGATGCTTAAGTTCTCTAGGACGATGTGCAACCCTTGCTGGGCCGGATCACCGGAGCCGTCGTGGTACACTATGTCACCAAGGGAGTAGGACCCGGAGGTTAGCGGTCTAATCTGTTTGAGCGTAAGGTTGCCGTAAACCGTCTGATCTTTCTTGTTCGAGGAGTAGGGTGTAAAGTTTGACTCTACCGGGTAGAAGGTTGGTGCGGGGCTATTGACGAGTACAAGGTTACCCTCTTCCAGCAGGTTGTCGGACGCGGAAAAGTCGTAGATATTTGTGTATACCGACGCGTTCTTATTGAGGGAGTTCGGAGTGTTGTAGGCTGTTGATACTTTTACAGAAGGGTCTTTGAACCTTGTGTTCGTGTCGAAAGTTGCGTAGAACGCTGCGTCGATGTCGCTCACAGTCGGAGTCACGTTCGCAGGAAAAACCTGCCCAGGTGTGAAGACTGAGAAGAGACGGTCTCGAAAATTGAGTGCAGACTCCTTAAAGTTTGACCCGAAAGTCCCGTTGGAGTCCACTTCAACGGTTAAGTTGTACTGAACTTGGCTTAGCGTAATGGGGAATAGGTGCCCTTGATTCTCAATCGGGACAGAGAAATTTACTGCGTTTTGGCCCAGCGACAGTTGCTGAGTTGTAAGTTCTTGACCGTTTGGCCCAAGCACGAAAAAAGACACCTGTCCGTTGGGGCGAAGGTAGTCTTGCGTGTAATTGTATCCGTAGAAGCTGGAGCGATTCGGTTGGACAGAGGTCAAAGTGCCTACACCGTACAAATCAGTGAAGAAATCTTGCCAGTCGGTGCCACTGACGGGGTTTCTCCTACGAATTAGAGTGAAGAACCTTTCCTGAACTTCCTGAAAAGTCTCGATGTCACTTCCGCCAACGGATGGTTGAGGGTTTGTTGCAGATAAGTTGAGTGTTCCTGTGTTTGAAGTTCCGGTGATTGAGTTTGCGGGAACGTTATAGGCGGCGCCAACAAACTTTGAGTAAACGGGGATTCTGCCGGTGAGGTCTCCAGGCGGAATCACCAGATCGGAGCTTGTAACAAACTCGTAGCTTTCTCCTGAGGTTAGCTGAGGGTTTGTAGAGAACAGGGTCCCTGCGGGAATAACAGTGGAACTCTTTGAAGGTGGTACCGAAATTACCAGCTCGGCTGTTGAGGTTGTTCCGAGCCTCCTCATTGCCCCCAAAAAGGGTCCGATCCACTCAATGAGAATTTTGTCAGGGAGCTGGTTGGCCCAGAACAAGAATTCTCCCTGCGCAAAAGCCTGCCCCTCAAGGAGGACAGCGAGGGGGTTTCCCGCACTGAAGTCGTTAAGGGTTTTGTTAGATGCTTCGTAAACGGTTTGAGCCGCTGCTTGAACCAGGTCAGCTTCATTGCGCGGGTCAATGGAAACCGACGGTAACGGTGAATAACGTGGCATTTAAATTCTCCGTTCAGTATGTACCGTTGTCCACCACAAGAGCATTCAACTGGTCGGACAATACTTTTTTCGTTACAAGGTCTGCGTCTGCTAACGCTGCAAATTTCTGGCTGGTTGAGGATGGGCTGATGCCGTTGGCGTTATTGTACTTAAGGTTGGTCAGGAAACTTCGCGGAGCTTTGTTATAGTTCTGAGTGAGTGTGGGATTTGAGGCGGGGTCAAATCCGAAGCCCCAGTACCCTGAGACAACTTTTGAACCAGAAATAGGTGTGCCAGACAGAAGTTGACCGGTGCCCGACAAAGTGGGTTGCTCAGTGGTCAGTGTAACGTAGCGGCTGTCTAAGCCGGTAGGCCCTGTCTTTTCAAGGTCGTCGAGACCCAAGGGGTTGTAGTGCCAGTCAAGTTCTTGGCCGTCGAAAACAATGTTCCTTGCACCATTTAGCCACTCACTTGTTACGACAACGCCACTTGAAAATAGAGTTTTGGCCATTTCTTCTTAAGGTCTATTCTTACAAAGGTTTTACCCTCTTGTGGACACAAAAAAGCCCCGGTTAGGGGGCTTTTCGAGTTGTGAATCAGGTTCGGTCCCAAGAGTTCACGGTTAATTGAATCTCAATCTCCTGGACATTGCCGCTTTCACGGTCAACATCGGCGGTATTAAGAGACATGAACTGACACCCGTAGCAAGTGTATTGGCCGCCAGCAGGGGCTGATCCGTTTCCAACACAGTCCTTCGGAGTGACTGTAACTGTGATTTCTCGGCAATTGTACTGCAACCAGTAAATTTCCAACTGCTTGAAGATCGTGGGATCGTACGGAGCAGAAAGGGAGATGTTGTCTACCTTTTTGGGGCCTACAACTTTGTAAATACGGTTACCAGTACCATTGGCGTAGTCACTGCTACTTGAGGAATCCTTGATTCCGCTGAATTTTGTAAACGTGGCGATTAGTGTGGGTCCGTCAGGAGCTACGAAGCTAACTTCGTACTGGGACTTTGTAATCGGTCTGAGAATAGCCATTGGGTCACCTCCTTGTTACCTTCCCTTATCAGGATAGGATGTTGGTGATCATAGCGCCAGAACCAATAAGACCAGTTGCGCCGAGGCCAACTAGGTTAACCACACGTTCAATTGTGATTTCAGCACGAACAACGCGGCGTTCACGAATGTAGTATTCGGGACGGACGGCGGGGGTGCCTGTGAGCTGATATGTGTAAGAGAAGGCAGGAGTCGCAGCATTCGCACCACCAGCAGGCATGATGGAATCAGAAGGACCGTTAGGGCTGTAGAACAGAAGGATACCGTTAGCGGGGAATACCGGCTGTAGGGTTCCATCTTGCGCTAAGTAACGACCTTCGGCAACACGTAGGCCACGCTCAAGACCGAAGTAGCGAGCAATGACGTCAGTGTCGACGCTGTCTGCAGATGTGTACTTGATACGATCAAGGATCTTCTCGTTGGTCAGCAAGAGGTCAAACACGGCAGTACCGACGACTGCGGAGTTTGGACGGATACCGATTTGGTTGGCGACTGCACGCTTGAGGGTTAGGATGTCTTCAATTGGGTTAGAAGTAGCACCAGACCAGGCGGCGTCTCCAGCAACGGAGCCGTAAGCTGTCTTAAAGTTTGTCCAGGTTGTGAAACCGAGTCCGGTCTGGGAACCTGCGGTTCCGTTGTAGGGCTCGTAAGGGTTGTAAGTCGCGGTGACGGAAACAGCTTGAGCAACGGTGTACTCGTAGCTGTTCATCAATCTGGACATTGCATTCCTGGTTTCGATTGCGCGAAGATCTACTTGTGCAGGCAAATTGTTATCGTAAAGGCTCTTTATCCCTTACTTCTTTCTGTTTCCAGAAAGTTCAGACTATATCTTCACCTTTGCTAAGCAAAGGGCTGGGCGCTCGTGGACGAGTTATTGTTGTCGAAACTCATCGTCTAGTCGTTGAACCTTTTTACCACAGAAATCATAGCGATTTCTCGACGTAGTAAACTCGGCTGCTGATTGCCTGTTTCTTTAACGGAAATTCAGGGATCCCAGCAATTCACCCAGTTAATTTGTGGTTAAGCTGCCACAGCAAGAGCCAAACAACCCTCGCCAGCGTTTTCAATTCAATACTGTTACCGTAAAGGCTCTTTATCCTTTACTTCTTTCTGTTTCCAGAAAGTTCAGACTATATCTTCACCCTTGTTAGGGTGCTAGGCGCTCTTGTCAGCTTCATCACTGTTCTAGTGGTATGCTGTTAGTCGTTGAACGTTCTCTCAGTCCCCTGAGAGTTTCGCTGCTGATTGCCTTGTGTTTCAGAGAAGTCACTCCTGAAACCGTCAGGTTTCCCAGCAATTCACCCAGTTTTTCTTTCAGTTTCTCAACTGATGGAGGCTATTGATTCAACCTCTTCAGGCAATTCCCAGGCGACCACTTCCTGCTCTAGAGCATAAGGCTCAGAGTCGTAGCGGCTTTGGACGTATGGGATGTTAGTTCCGTAAGCACGACGGAAATCGTTTATAGCAAACTGCTCCTTCCCAAATCTGAGAATTCTCCCAGCGCGGGTAGGGGTGTCCACAACCGGTGCGATAAACACTTGTTACCGTGAAGGCTCTTTATCCTTCACTTCTTCGCATTTCTGCAAAGATCAGACTATATCATCATCTTCCTTAAACTTTTTAACAACGGTTCGCAGAGACTGCCAAGTATTACCTAGACCGGTTAGCCGGAACAGCTTCCTGGCCCCACACTTTTCGTTAGAAACCCAAACTTCATGCAATAAACCTAAATTAGACCAAACTTCGACATTAGCCCGAGGGTTTTTAATGCCTGTTCGATCCCGGTCGGGTCTATTAGCGGCTTGCAAGGCGAATTGTATAGTTGGTTTACTAAGTGCCTTATCTTTAAGTTTCTGTCTTGATTCTGCACTCCACACTCTGTTCTTGCATAATTCTGCACGAGCGGATCTTTCTTTATCAGACATTGGAACTTTCCTGGGTCTGGCCTTTCCTTTATTGGATTTGCCAATTTTAAACCTAGTTTCGTCCGAGTGTTTATGATGAGCTAAGGTTTCGTACACTCTGGAGTTTTTCGAAGACTCCTTGAAAGAGTTTATAGCTTTGCCTAACCTCTTTATGGAAGAGAAAGCTAGAGCCAGTAGGCAGTGAGACAGGTAGTGCTCTCTGTAGGTGAGTTTGATTAGGTTACCATCTTCATTTCCACCCTTCATGCACTTGGGCACTATATGGTGAATGTGGTGTCCGGGTTCTCGTGTCAAACTCCTTGGGGGTCTGGAGAGGATAAACTTTATGTACCGTTGGTAGTGTAAGGGAGAGTCGGGCGCTCGTGGAAAGATTATTTCAGGGTTGATCACTTTCTAGTCGTTGAACCTTTTTACTTAACACTACTATAGTTAGTAGAGACCCTAAGTAAACTTGGCTGCTGATTGCCTATTTTGCAAAAGCAAAACTAAGGTATCCCAGCAATTCACCCGATTTTCAATCAGAGTCACCTCTGAGTGGAACCTTTATGATTCATCATAATAGATGTTTCCTTGTGTGTAAAGTTGACTTCAAAGATTGCCGAAGCAATCTGACCCGCGAGTCCGAAAACTTTGGGGTCACTGTAGTTATACCCTTCTTTTTCACGAAAAAGCCCCCAACTCGAAAGTTGAAGGCTCTTAGTAAAAACGCACCGAAATGCGTCAGCTTTTCTCAGGCGAATGAAACCAGCAAGACAGTGCGACCGCCGATTCGCACGATTTCACGAATGAGCGGGATAGTACCGTCAAGAGTGACGTTGGTCCCGGTATTCGCAGTGGGTAGCGCCTTGCCGTCAGCACCAACTGAAAGCTGGGCGTTGAGTACGAAGGGGGCCACGGCGCTGGCACTCACTTCAACAAGCAAGGAGCCACTGGTGGCCACAGAAGCTTGACGAGCGGTGCGAGGTTGGGAAAGGGCTGTGGGAATGTAGGACTGATTCACGCCTACAATCTTCCCATCAAAAGCGGTCAGGTTTCCAGGGGCGCAAACTTTGTTAGCTCCGGCGTAGGTTGCGTAAGCAACAACTGCGAACTCAGGAATTTCAACGACTCCAGCCGTTCCACCTTGGTTGTCAGTAGCAGCTGTGAAAGTCTCCGCGTAACGAATGAATTGCTTACCGTAAACTGGTGCAATGTTAAAGGCCATTTTGATATTTTCAAAGGGTTATTGGTTTTGTTGGTTTCTCTAGGACTTGTTTTTCACCTAGCTTAGTTAATCAGGTTTTACCCTGCTTCACCTTAGTTTGAACCATGGTGAGTTCGTTTAAAAGTCAACGGTAGTCGATTCG